CAAACAAAAATGTTTTCCACTCACCATTCTGCGCCCGTGAATACAGAAAAACCCTTGCTGATGTGCAACCACTCGCGATAACAGCGTCTTCTTGCACAACGGTAGACCACTCGCCGTTGGCTTCAGTAGTCCAGGCGGGTGTTATTATCCATGCCGAATTGTCATTATCCCAAAGCCCAACCTGATACTCTGCCTCTGTTCCGGCTTTCGCATATGCCGTCAGCTGCACTGTTGTGCCTGGGACAACTGTTATGTCCTGGTAGACATTTGGATTGTCCCCTGTCCCATCTTCAGTAATTTGTAGGCAGTTTCCTGACTTTCCGCCAGCAACACTTGCTATCGTTGACGTATTTCTCGCAGTCCATCCAGTCGTATCACTATCAAAGCCGCCGTTTGATAAAAGGTTCGGATTTTCCCCCGCCGTGAATTCTATTGTGGCCCCAACGAAATAATCATCACCGAAAGCAGAAAGGGCGGAATCAATAATGGTGGTGGTTGATCCATCATCATCCGCCGTTCCATCATAGGAAAAATCTGCCGGGGTTCCCTTTGAAAGCAACCTGAAGGCCCCGGCATTGTCTGAAGCCGGTACAGGCTGCCCTATAAAAACCCCTTCTTGTTCTGTTGCGGATAAAAAATCATCGGCATCCAATATGTTTTCTGCTATTATTTTTGCGGTCATATATCTAACCCGGCGGTTGCTATTTCAACGGTTTGATAAGTATCCCCTATCTTTTGTTGATTGATCTTACGCATGACTTCAGCTATATAGTAAGCGGCCTTGTCTGTGGTACACAGTTCAGCATTTATGTGTATATCAATTTTGTTGTTAATAACCGGTGTAGAAATAGATTCCCCCCGGTTCAAGGCATTGACCCCGGCTTCACCGCCGATCCGGGCGGTTGCCTGTCTATTCAGGATACCTTCCCCCACCTGGGCAATAATCGGCCTTTCGTCCGGCTTTAAAAACATCCCCTGGTGGGCTTTGACGAAGCCGCCATCATGGAACATGCTTGCAATGCCACCAATAATACCACCGACAACGGTTCCAACTCCCGGCATTATCATCGTTCCAACGGCGGCACCACCCGCAACACCGCCAAGTGTTCTTCCTTCACTTTCCTTTAATCCAAGATTGGAAGCATAATGTTCACCAAGTTTTGATCCGGCATATCCACCAACGGCGGCCCCGCCCACCGTGGTTAAATATGGGGCATATTGCGCAGCTATTCCTGAAGATGCCCATGTTGAAGCCGGGGTTGCTTCATAAATTGCGGTGTTGGCGGCAATTTCGGCGGCGGATGATCCATAAGCACTACCGGCGGCACCACCCCAAAGGGCATTATAAGCACCATATGCTTGGGCACCTTGACCAACCATCCCGGTCAAACCACCTTGCCCCTGCATACCGCCACCATACATTCCTCCCGCACCACCAGACATCCCCATCGTGGAATTTATTGAACGTACAACTTCACTATACATCAGCCATTCAAAGACCATCCGGGAAAGGGTGTCAGCCAAAATCCCATAAAGCCCATCTGTAAAAGATGCCCAATAATCGGCAAAGGAAGCTGTTTCACCCCTCATTGAATCATATAAAATAGTAGAAACCGAACTTTGACTATCCCTGGCAAAACTCGTATAAGCATTGGTCATGGCGGAAGTGGTTTCTTTTGTTTTCTTCTTTTTCTTTTCGGCCCCATAATACATTTCTTCCAGGGCCTTTTGCTCGGCATCGGAGAGCTGTTCGTAGGAATCCCAGTAATAACCGGACATATCCTCGGTGGCTTTTTTAACGGCCTTGGCGGTTTTGGTGTGGGCCACCGGTATTTCTTCGATGCCCTTTTTCCATGTTTTGACCTGTTTGATGACACCGTCATAGGCTTTGTTGGTTTTTTCGATATCCCTGATTACGTCTTTGGTGACATCGATGCTGGATGCGCGAAACTGTATGGCCGCGCCTTCCAGGCGGTCAAAGGGGTTGGCTTCCATCTTGCCCAGTTTCACCAGGGACTCGAACAGCAGGTCCAGCGGCGTCAGCAACACCCGCAGGCCTTTGATCAATCCTTCCAGCGCCACGGCCAGGGTGTTGATGGCTAAATTGCCCACCAGTTTAATGCCCAGCCAGCCGTTGTGGAAAAAGCGCATTACTTCCAGGGCCGTGGTAATGCCGTCCACCAGGTACAACACGCCGGTTTTGGTGAGCTGCTGCAGCATTTCGCGGTTGTCCTTGATCTGCCCGCCCCAGGCCTTGAACTGGGCCTCGGCCATGTGTACCAGATCGATCATAAATTTGTTTTTGGTGATCACAAAGCCGATTTCTTCTTTCATGTCGCTCAAAGAACTCTTGGCCGTATCCACGGACCCGCCGAATGTTTCGCGCAGGGCCGCGGCCGCGCCGCCGAACTGGGATTCCAACTCTTTTAAAATAATGGCCTGGGCCCCGGCAGCATCGCCCGATTCCCACAACATGGCGATCATGTCTTTTTGCTGATCCGAAAACTGCACCCCGGCCCGGGTCATGGCGGACAGGTTTTTGATGGGGTCGTTCATGGCCTTGCCGATCATGACCATGGACGATTTTAAATCCTGTTCCATGACAGCCGACATATCCAGGGCCGCCTGGGTTGTGCGCTCGAACCCTTCGCCCTGGATCTTTTTGAACGTGCCTAAAATGGCCATGCCGTTTAAAATAACTTCATCGCCCACGGTGGTGACTTCCTGCATGCCGACGGCCATGGCCTTCATCTGTTCTAAATTATAGCCGGCAGCATGGCCGGTGGCCTCGATCACGGCCCCCAGCTTGGTTTCGGCTTTTTCCTGCACATTGGCCAGGCCGACCGCTTCGGACATGACCTTGTTGGCGGCATACAGCCCGGCCACCGCCGAAGCGATGCCGGCGCCCAAAGCAATGGCGCCGCCTTTGGCCACGGTAAAGGCCGAATGGGCGGCTTTGCCGAAATGTTTGACAACCACCGATCCCTTGTCATCAACAATCAGATCAAGTTTGAGTTTGGCAGCCATTTTATTTTGCTTCGATTTCTATGATCACATTGATTACGGCAACACACTTGTCATGCAAGGCCGGCCGCTGGGCGGCCGGAACACAACAGTTATTAAAGGTTGTTTCGATGGACGTGTAATCAAATTCCGTGGTTTTAAACATGGCCAGTTTGCCGTCATCTATTCCGAGCTGGCGCTTTGTTTTAACCAGCCCGGGCCTTATCTTTTTAAACAGTTGCCAGAAACGGCGGTTGTCTTTCGACCGCTTGGGTATTTTATCCGTGGGCCGCATACACTCGGCAACATGCTTGATGCCTTTACAGTCAACGCCGGGCAAAAAACCGTCTTTCTGGGAGCGGATACACAGCCAGCACTCCATTTTCGTGGGTGACAGATACCACCTGGCCCACTCGATCAGTTTTTTAAGGACGCGCCCTTTTTATCCTCATATTCACGGCTTTTGATAATTACAAAGTTTTTGATGTTGCCCAGGTTGTAGTCAAAAATCTTGTCTTTGATATCTTCGGAAAATACAAGTTTTTGACCGTTGGCATCCACGATTTTGTTGCCCCGAAAATCCTTGAAACAGTGATCAAAGATCTTTTTCTGCTGCGATCCGGTGAACTCCATTGTGCCGTCCTGGCGGATCACCACGCCGGCCATTTCAGCCGGATAGGGCGCAATCAACAAATACGCGCCAAAGGCGTCCTTGGCCGGCTCGGGCACAACCTCACCCGTAAAAAAATCATACCATTTGGGTTCCATGGACAAATCTGTCCAGTCGATGGTCAGTTTGTTTTCATCTTCTTTCATAATCTTATACCTTCCCTTTTTTTGATTTTTTTCTAAGCGTTTGCGCTAAAAGCCAGGGCCCCGTAAAGCTGAAACGTAACCGGCTCCTTGACCAGTTCGCCCAGGGGCGCGTTGGGATTGATGCCGGTAATGACGACCCAGCAGTTAAAATGATCACCGGTTTGGTCCTGGTCCGGATCGTAGTTGAACAGCTGCAGCAGAAAATACTTCTGGGTTCCGTCAGCGCCGTCTTCAAGGGCATCGAAAAAAGAAGCTTCGCCGATAAAAAAGGCATCGGCCCCGCCGCTGCCGCCGGCCAGGCCGGGCAGGCCTTCTTTCCAGTCCTGGCCCATGCGGGATGCATCGGCCATGTCAACAGCCGTGTCCAGACTCCAGCCAACCAGGTAGCCCACTTTTTCCAGGGCCGCCGAAGGGATATAATCCCCGGCAACGGTAACATTCCCGACATTGGCATCAAAGGTGGCCTGGCCCCGTACATAATCGATCACCAAAACACTTGCGGCACCATCATCCGTGAAGGTTGGTGGATTGTTAGGATCTAAAATCCGCATGGTGGCGTCGGTGATCTGGGCGGTTGCCCCGGACTCTGTGGTTGCTTCGGCATACAGCTTGCCGATCACCCACTTGTCGGCCAGGGTGTGCCCGGTAGTGGCCGCAAACGTGATGGCCTGGGTACCGTTGTCCCCCGCAAGATTCTGAGATGCGCCGGTTATATCAACATCGGTGGTCCAGGCCCCGCCGTTTTCACGCCATTGGAAGGTATCGACACCGCCGTCGCCTGCCAGTTCACCATCTATTTCAACTTCAAAATATGAACTGTCGGACGCGCCGGAAAAACTGCCCCAGGTTACATCGTTGAGGCCGTCGCCTATAAAACCGTTGGCCCGCGAACGATATAGGGCCCCATATTTGCCGTGCATGGGAGTGGTCGGACTTGCCATGTAATCACCCCCTTTTTAGGCTGAATCGGTAAGCGTTAAGGCGCCGTCACCCTGAAAACTAAAGTTACAGCTGGCCTTGCCGCCGATGGTCGGATTTATGGAAAACCCGGTGATATAGAGGTTGCCGGTAAAGGCATTGGTGGAACCGTCCAAAAGAAATTTGACATCCGTTAACTTGGTGCCCGGCGTGGACGCGATAATATTGTCCATAAAGGCCTTTTGCTCGGTGTTGCCGGCCACAAAATGGGCCGTAAAACTGCCGGACCAGCCGGCCAGGCCGGGGATACCTTCTTTCCAGTCCTGGCCCTGGCGCGAAATATCGTCCATATCCAGGGCCACGTCCAGGCTCCAACCCTCGGTGTACTCCATGGCCACATCGTTCTTTTCCACACGGCAGGCCTTGCCGTGGAATGGAGTGGTGTTATAAGCCATCGGTTAATCCTCCTTTGTTTCTGTTTTGTCCGCCGCTTCTGTTTTCCGGTTTTACCTCTTCCGGTGCCTGCCCCCGATTCAAAACTGCCAGCGGCTTACGGTCGAAATCCACAACCGCAACCGCGGCCAGATCGCAGTTCAGGCAGTCCGCCTGTATGTTGTTTTGATATTTTTGCGGGCAGGCCTTTGGCCCCCTGCCGCAACCGATATCAATCAATCCTCGATACGTTTTCATATTTCATCCCTTCAATCATCAATCGACAATCATCAATCAAAAGGGTCATCACCCTGGTAATACTGCTGGGTGAAGGTGGCATACATTTCAAATTTCAAGCTGGGAAAAAACTCGATCGTAAAATAAAAGATCTCCAGCTCGGAAAGCTCCAGGCCGGTCAGGTTGGACGCCTTGATCACATCCTTGACGTAGTTGGCAAAAGCGGCCAGGTTTTCGGAAAACTCGTATTCGACAATGTTGTCCCGGGCCCTGGTTTTGAAATCGGCATCATAAAGCCCGCCGGAAATGACAACCTCATGCTCCCGCTGCTCCAGGCTGTACCCTTCATGCTGGCGCTCAAAGGTTACGTTGACGGCCGGATAATCAGATGTCGGGTCGGGCGGATTGCGTTCATCGATGCCCTTGTACACCTTGTGCCGCCGGCCGTAGGTGGCCGCGCACCAGGATGACAGGGTCTGATCATCGGCAATATCGTTGATCAGGGTGTTGATCAGGGTATTTTCGTTCATATGCGCTCCCCGGCCATCTTGCGCTCCCAGTTAGTAGTGATGTTGCGGCGGGCTTCGGCCTTATTGGCTTTCCAGAAGGGATCTATTTCAGGCCTGGCCGGCAGTTGCGGCCCGGACGATCCCAGGCCCCGGCCGGCCTTTCTTTTTAAAAAGAAAAATCTGGCATCCGGATCGCCGGCTTTTTTCAGCCTGCCGCCGATGCGGGCCAGTCGAACACCCAGGGCGGACCGGCTGCCGCCGTACAAAATGGATGCGCCGCCTTCCTGGTGCAGCGTGACAAGCTGCTTCCAGGAGCGGCTGTTCATCTTGGGGTTTACAAAACCGACTGCCACGTTAAACTTGCCGGATTCCCGGGTGGCCTTGTACCGCACCAGATGCGCCATGGATGCCAGTGGTTTGCGGGCGTTCTTTTTGCGCTTGCCGGTTTTGGTGCGACGGGCGATCTGGGAAAGCGGCGTCAACCTGGTGCCGCCGGGCCGGGCCTCTTTTACTTCCGCTTTCAGTTTCCGCGACAGCCGGAAACCTTCAACCCGGGCGGACACTTCGGCCGCCTTGACGCGCTTTTTTTCCACCGCGTCCAGGTCTTTTTTGACCTGCAGGGCGTTGCGCCAGATCAGATCCGCGGCCGGGGCTTTCACAGCACCGGCCTTTCGTCGCGGGTGCATTTGCACACCCACTCACCGCCAATATCCTGAAATTCTGACAACTCCTTGACGCCGTCGGAAACAACCGTCCATGTCTGGTTGTCGCCGGCTCCATCCGCCACAACAAACGTGCTGCGATAAACCGGCCGGGCAGGAACCTCGGAAATCCGCACCGATATTTCAGCCTCGTGGCGCCGGCTTTGCCCTTCCGGCAAACGGTTAAAATCCTCATCAACAATAACCGTTACCGAAGCGGCCGATCCGCCCAGCGGCGTATAGGTGGCCGCCACGCCGTGAAAAGTATAGTGATTGTCAATCAGGGCCACTACCCGATCCCTTATCCGCTTCCGCTTTGGCCTTGGCCCGGGCGTCTAACTTTTTCAACTCCATACATTCCAGACAGGCAAGCATCTGTTTCGACACGCCGGACAATTTAATGATTTCCCCGGCTTTAAACTGCAGGGAAGTCAGGACCCGATAAACACCCTGGCCCAAGGGCTCTAAATTTCTTTTCCGGGATTTTGCCTGGGCATCGGTCAATCCGACCGACACCCCGGCTGTTATATCAATAATCCCGGTGGTTTTATATTTGATCATAACAACCCCCTTCCAGGATTAAACCATCGTTACAAAGCAAGCATTCTGCCAGTAACCGTATCCGACATTTCGCCACGTATCGATGCCGTACTGATGGGCATCGTTGTCAAATTCGTATTCCGACCCGTAGCCTTTGACCTTCATCTGCACCGCGGTTTCTTCCTGGCGGATGAAAGCTTTGATAGCCGAATCCGTTCGAAACACGACAAATTCATCGGTCCAGTCGGTGCCGATTCTGGCATTTGGCACCACCGAAATTGAAAAACCCGGCGGAACCGACTTCAATGCCAGTTCGGTAGGCGCCCCGGCAAACGGTGTTGCAACGGCCTGTTGTGCCGCCATTCCCAAGGTCAGGGGAACCATTACCAAGAACTCACTTGCGTTTTCGTTCATGGGCTCGCCTTTATCATCCTTGAAACCGCAAATCGCATTGATGCCGTGAACGATTGCCCATTGCATTTCCGCAACTGCCGGAACGGTCACACTTCCTGCCGTTGCAACGGGCATGGCGGAAATATCAACCGTAATGTCATTGTCCTGGGTCCCGGAATCACCCTCTGAATGATCCGTATCAAAGAAATACTGACCATCGTAACAAGTCGTGGAGGCGGCATTCAGGATCAGGGTGGTAAGCAGGGACGCCCAATGGGCGTTGGCCCTTCTGGCCATTTCCGCAATTCGAATCAACACCTGCCCGGATTTGTCCCGGCGCAAATCTCGAACCAGAACCTCCAGGGTGGCCTCGTAATGCTTATTGGTGATAGTCAGGTTGTTTTCCCTGAAACCCTTGGCATTTCGGCCACCGACCCATTCACGCAAAGCCGGGCTCATGCCCAACCAGGCGTATTGCTCGGACGCCTGATCGGAATTGAAAAGGTTTGACACCTTCGAAACCCAGGCGGAACCGACATCCTGTTCTAACGCCTTATAGAAAGTGCCGATAATCTGCCTTTCTGTTAAAAGTTTGACTCCCATTTTAAAATCCCCCTATTTTATAAAATCGGTTATGAGTTGTCTTTATTAGCCCACGTTCCAACCATCTTGGTGACAATCCACCCGTCGGCATCACCGTATTCAATGTCAACATAGTCACCCCGGCAAGCCGTGGCCTTGGTGTTGACAATGCCATGATTGTCCGTTGAAGCCCGATCCGGGGATGCAAGGCCATCACTTGCATTTGGTGCAATGTCAACAATCGCAACACCAAAGGCCCCGGAATTGACAATCCTGAAGGCCATTCCCGCCACGGCGGGAAGGGTGATCACCTTGGCATCCGTTCCGATCTGAAACAATTTCCCTGAATCTTGTTCATCAAGTGTTTTGTTATCCGTTAATGTTTCAGCCGTTAAGCCTTCATGCGGATCACGGAAGGCAGTTGCATCAAACCGCACAATGGCAACACCGGCGGAAACATAACGGTGGATAAAGCCAATGAACACACCGGACGCCTTCAGGAATGAAAACGCATTATCATCCTGTGCATAAACAGGTTGCCCAACATCGGTAATCACAGCACCTGTAACCGAAAGTTTAACCTTCCCGGATTCAATCACCCGCACGTTGATTGCCGTGGCGGCCCCAGCGGAATTGTCCGCCTGTTTTTCTGCAAATCCCGCAAATCTGTCTGCAGACGTCAACGGTTGTGCATGGCCCGTACCATCCACCAATCCGACAGCCGCCCCTTCATAAACAATATCGGCGGCAATAACAGGAAATTCGTTGCGATCCCCCACTTCTATGTCTCTGGGAGTATCGGCGGCTAAAGTAGTCATAATTAATCCCCTTTATATTTTTGGTTATTGGTTAATTGTTGTTATTTTTTGGAAATGGTTTTCACCAGGCCCGCGGCAATTGCTTTTTCGGCGGCGACATATGTTTCAAAATCATCCATAAACTCCGCTCTTATTTCTGCGCTTTCGGCCCACGCCTTTTTGCACTTCTCTTCAACCGACAGGTTGTCATCAACCGCTGCCGGTGCGTCGATTGCCGTATGATGCACGGAATCCGGGGCGTCAGATCGATGATTAGCCAAAGCAGTGGTCCTTAAAACCTTTTCAGCACCCAAAACCTGGACGGCGGCTTGTTCGCCGGTGGTTTTGCCGTCCCACATCAGGGCCGTGATCAGATCTTCGTGGCCGGGGATGAGCTGTTCGGAAACCGCTTTGATTCTGGCCAGTTCATTGGCGGCCCCTTCCCGCAAGCCCGCCTGTTTGCCCTCGGATGTCAGGTCCGTTACGATGTCCGGATATTCGGCCTTGATAAGTTCAAGCGTGATTTCCGGCGCTTTTGGTAGGACTATAAGTTTGTTATCTGGCATTTTAAAATCCTCCTTTACATTTTTCTGGCCGGAAATCCCGGCGATTAAATTTTTGGGAGCATTCTTATATTGCTCCAGGCCCTTAAGGCCGGCCTGAATGCTGACTTTTTCGGTAACTTTGTCCGCCAGACCGTATTTTACCGCCTCGGCGGCTGTCAGCCAGGTTTCGTCGGTCATCATTTCCGATATTTGATCGTTCTCCAGTCGTGATCGGTTATGATAGACCGCGATCATGCCGGTTTTAATTTTTTCGAGGGCCACTGCCATCTTGTTCATATCTTCAGCCGTGCCAGCCACCAGACCGGCCGGATCATGTATCATCATCATGGCGTTTTCCGGCATTTCGATCTCATCACCGGACATGGCGATAACCGACGCGATTGAAGCGGCTATGCCGTCAACCTTGACATTTATTTCGGCCTTGTGAGATTTCAGGTAGTTGTAAATGGCGTTGCCGTCGAACACGGAACCTCCCGGTGAGTTTATAAAAACATTGATGGTTTCCAGCTCGCCCAACGCCTTTAATTCATTGATCAGGCGCTTGGCCTCGACAGTCGAACCATCCCCCCAGAAATCCTTTCCGATCCGGTTATAAATCATCACATCGGCGGATTTGTTATTCGTCTTTGCCTGAATCGAAAACCACTTCATTTTCCCTTTCCCCCTTTTTGTCTCTGTCCAGTCCGGCATCTATGATCTTTCTTTGTTCTTTGGCCCGCTGCGGGAACTTCTGATCCCAATCGCCGCCGGTTAAAGCGGCGGTTTCTTCCGAATGAGTTGTCAGCGTCAGGTCAATTCGTTTCTCGGCGGCTTCGACCTCTTTTTTTTCGTCGATTTGCCCGGGGGCCTGGCCGGTCCATTCCGACCCCAGATACGCCTGTCTGATCAGAGAGTCGCCCGTTAAAAACCCGGGGGCGGCGATGCGGCCGCTTGCAACCGCCTCGGTCATCCATAATTCGTAAACCGGGCGGCACAAATTATCTGCCAGCCATTTGCGGCGCCCCTTGAAGTATCGCCAGGCCTCCAGCAGCGCGGCCCTTGCCGCCGAATAACTGGCGGTAAAATGTTTGACCAGCAGTTCAAAGGGCAACTCCAGGGCCACGCCGACCTGCCGCATTACCGCCAAAACAAACGGATCAAACGATTGGTTGGGGCGTCCGGGATTTGCGGTTTCGATGCTTTCGTTGGGATTCAGGTCCAGGATGGCTGCGGATGCCAGTTTATAGTCTTTGTCGCTGGCTTTGCCGCCGGTTTCGGTCTGGGGCTGCATAACGCCCAGGCCGTCTTGAGATTCGGATTTAATGAAAACCGTAAAAAAAGAACTGACAACAGCGGCGGCAACTTCGGAATCGGTGTACCGTCCGAGCTGCTTTAAAATTTCAATCACCGGGGCCAGGTCGGGCACGCCCCGGGTTTGGCCCACACGGCGCTTGTTGTAAAGGTGCAGCACATTTTTGCGGCCGGTTTTAGAACCGTATGCCTTGATTCTTTTCCATTTGTTTTGTTCGGAATAAAGGTTCCCGGGATGGCCCTGCAGAATGTGATATTCATCCGGCGCCCCGTACATGTCTTTTTGTACGCCTTCGGCCAGGGTTTCGGTATCGGCGATATTGTCGGCATTGCAAACGCGGTCCGATTCTACAAGTTGCAACCGTAGCCGGTAGGGACGGCCCTTTATCTCTTTTTCGGGCGTCAAAATAAGAACATCGCCGTTTTCAAGGGTCGATCTTAACGCCAGGTCCTGAATGCCGGCAAAATTCAAGGTACGCGTAATATCGCAATCGGTCGAATTGGCCCACAATCTCCATTCGGCTTCGGTCCTTTTTTCCCAGGCATCGGCATTATCTTCATTTAATCCCAAAATATCGCGGTCGATGCGGGATCGTAACACCAGGCCGGTGCCCACAATGCTGGTCAACTTGGTATTGATGGCGCCGGCAGCCAGAGGGTTGTCGCGCACCAGGTCCCGGGAGCGCTCCCGCAAGTCGGCCAGGTACGGCAGAATGTCGGTGTCGGCATCACCGCTGCTGGTTTTCCACTCGGAAAGCGAGCGGCGGCTTTTGGATGCGCCGGCATAACTCTGGATCAGGGTCATGCCTATTCTGGCACGCATGCGCACGGCCCCGCGAACCGGTGATAAAAAGGAAACCGCCCGGTCAATGATGTTGGGCTTGATGTCAATTTTGTTTTTATGAATAACTTCGCGCATCAGTCCACCGGAGTTGCCCCTTTGATTAATATGCCGCCGTTGGCTTCGCGGGCCGCCATTAACTTGGCTTTTCTCAACTCTTCCATCACCGCTTTAAGATCGGCATTGGTCGCTGATCGGCCCCCGGTGCCTGAATAGGATTGAGCGCCGGTCAAAATTGCAGTTTTGGCGGTTTCCAGCTCGGTAACGATTTCAGTCCATGTTTGCGTCATAAAAAACCCCATGTATGGTGGTATTTAAAACTTAGAACACTATAACATGGGTTTTTATCAATTTTGGGCCATGTGGGAGAAATCAGGGTGAAATCGAGGTGAAATAGGGGGGAAATAGGGTGTTAAAGTTCTTGACACAGCTTTTCAGGTGTCATTCGGGGATGGTAATTGAGCCTTGCTTTTTAGTATTCTTCCGAAACCAATCATCCAGATTATCGGCATGGGCATACCAGCGGGTGTTGATCTGCACCGCCGGCAACCCTATCTTTAAAAAATGTTCAAACAGCCGATTGCTGATTTGCATATATTTCAAAATATCGTCTTTACTGGTAAATATTTTGTTTGATTTCATTTAAGGTTTTTTTTAAATATATAACTTATAAATATTTGAAAGACGTTGTGAATAATAATTAAAAATAATAACTGTAAGCCTTTGTTTTTATTGTATTTTATTTTTTATGTGGTTACGGTTGGCTTGTCGGAACTCGCTTTTTCATAACCTGCTGTTTTTTACAGTATATATAGATCGAAAATAAATAGAGATTATTTTTTATACATGGGAGTAGTTGCGGCACTGGAAGATCGTCGCATATACGGCCAATGACGCCGCCGCTTGTTTTTGGCTTATTTAAATAAAATCAGAATCCAATACCAACGCTTCTGACCTTGCGGCCTGTCTTTTGCCCTGGTGTTTCCTGATTTTCCGGCACCTTCCAATGCATCATCCCCTGAATATCATGGGCCACCAGGCATAAAACCGCGCAGTCCCACAGATGGTTGGCCTTGCCGGACGGGCATTCCCATAAACCCTTTTCGTTGGTAAACTCGGCCGTCATGTGGCGGGCCCAGTCCGGGGCAAACTCGGCGTTTTCGTGCCAGGCCCCGGGATCGGCCGGGTCCACTTCCAGTATCCGGGAAAGTTCGTCTTTGTAATATTTGGTGTTGACGTTGATGGCTTTCAGGCCGCCGGGGATCGGCTTTTGACGGCCGGGGTAATATTCCAGGTTACGCCACGTAAACGGCTGAGCCATGGTGTCGCGCCCGAATGAAGGGAATATCCTTCCGCGATGTTTGCGGCAAAAATCGTACACCTCGGACGTGCGGTGCCCCAGGGCATCCTGGATGGTCATCATCACCGGGTAGCGATTGCCCTCGGCATCCAGATACTGATCTTCCCACAGCACCCGTTCCAAGGCCCGAAAATCCGACTTTTTGTCGCTGCCCACCATGGCCAAATACCCTTCCCGGATGCCCCAGGATTCTTTTAAAAGCTCGGTGCCGCCGTACCCAAAGGCCCGGATGCGGTACCAAAGGCCGTGATCCTGGGTGTCCACACTGGCCAGCAGGCCGGCCACAACCCCGCCGCCCGGGACCCGGCCCCTGGGGCGGTCGTCGCGCAACAGCAAAATGCGATCTTCGTGGCGCTCCTTGACATACTCTTTCCAGGGCCCGGCTGCAAAACCGTTTAAAAAGTCTTTTAGCTTGATTTTATCTTTCAGGCCCTTTAAAAACGCGGCCGCGCATTCGGACAAACTCACAAAAGGGGAAAGCCAGGCCGGTATGTGAAACCCGATCACCCGGGGGCGGAAGGTTTTTAAATATGTAAACAGGGAAAGCCCCTTTTCGCGGTCGCGCCACTCACCCATACGCACCGCAAAGTTGCGCTTGGCGTCCGACCACTCACTGTTACATTTTTCGCACTCGTAATGCGCTGTTTTTTTGGTTTCAACGATGCGTGCATCAGCCCCGGATCCGTCCGGCCACTTGATCTGCTCAAAATTCATTTTCTGCATGGCGCCGCAATCCGGGCAGTGCACCCAAAAATCGAACACCACCTCGGCCTCGGGCGCAATCATCAGGCCGGGGTTGTCAGGATCCGGGCAGCCTTCCAGGGCCCGGGACACACCTTCATCTTCCTTGGTCGGGGATGAAAGGCGCCACAGCTTGCGCATGTGCGGAAAATTGCGCATCCGTTTGCGCAGCAGATCCACCGGCCCGGCCTCTTTTTTGCCGACAGTTAAAGGATATTTGTTTTCTTCATCCGCCACGCCGTAGGGCAGGGGCCGCTGCGCCAATCGCGCCGCCGACGTGGCCCAGGCCATATGGATAATCTGGTGTTGTAGCTTGATTTTAAGCGTGGTTTCATCGTCTTCATACCCGGTGCGGTAAGATGCCAGGCGTTTTGAATCCCGAATGGTGGTTTGCAGGCGGTCCTTGCATGTATCGCCGGACTCTTTTTCATTGGGCGCAACCCACAGCACGTTGCCCGGCTTGCGGTCGGCAGCATACCCCAGACAATTGATCACGCACTGGGTTTTGCCGGTCTGGGGCGCGGCGCACACGATAATTTCCTGCACCGAATCAAAAAACGATGCATCCATGATCCCGGCCAGGTACGGCGTGGTGTCGTTTTTCCAGCGGCCCGGCATGGGCGAATCCTGGGGCAGCACAATGTGATTTTCAACCCACTTCGACGGCCGGATGTCGCGCTTTTTGCGCAGCATCTTCTTTTCGCCCCGCGACCACTTGACGGTCATTTTAACGGGCTTGTCCGGCGTAGCCTGCAAGGCGAAGCCGGAAAGCCAGGCCGGATCAATCTCTATCGGTTGCGGTATCGCCATGTTTCTTAATTTTATTAAATAATTTCATCAAACATTTATAATGATGACTTCTTTGTTTCTTAATTTTATTAAATAATTTCATCAAACATTTATAATGATGACTTCTTTCATATTCACCAATAGCTTTAATCGAAAGCGCTTCTTCATTTTCCAAAATTGTTTTTTCACATATTTGGCAAGTTGGTTTTTTACCTCTGGTTTTTTTTCTAATTCCACCAATTACAAACAATCTGCCCATTTTAAATTCATACATTTTAACCCTTTTTTTCGGTTTGCTTTTCCAGCCAGGCCATCACATCAGCCAGCACAAAACGCCGATATTTCCCCACGACGACCCTGGGCATAGACCCCAGTCCGGTTTCCTTGGTCCTGGAATATACCCAGCTCTTAGGTACCCGTAAAACACCCGCAAGCTCATCAACCGTTAATAGATCCACCGTAATAAACTCATGAGCATGGAGTTTGAACTTATCCAATTCAACCATTGTAAAATCTCCTTTTTTTTGTTTAAGATTTTTATTTCGTTTAAAAATTCCTGCCCACTCTATCGGTTATTCTTATAGGTAGACTTTAAGTCTTTTTTTACTATAACTTTTAAAAAGAAAAAAAAGAAAATTTATATAGAAAGTTTATGCACAGGGACCTTTTAGGTCTACCAGGGTAGCTGTTATTCAATTTGAAGTGAAATACCTTTATAAACATAAGCACCTTTAATCTTTCGCTTTTCAAACCGCATTCCAAGCCACTGGCCGAATCGCCGTTGTTTGGGAGGATTTTTCGAAACTTTTTTCGTCCACCAATTTTCGAAACAATCATAGAGAACAGATGCGCCTTCATTCAATTCCGGTCCGATCTCGCAACACTCATCAAGAAAGTCTGAAAGAATATCCTCG